GGCTTTGACCTCCGCCATACCAAAGTTCTGAATCGACTCAACGGCTGAACTTATCTCCTTGCCTGACTGAATAGCAGACTTGATGCTCTGGGTTGCCGCCTTAGCGGTACCGATAATCGGGTCTAAATTTGACAAAATTCATCCCTGTTCCTAAGTCTGGCCCCAAGTCTTAGCACCGGCTTTTGGTACAGATGTAGCCCAGACCGATACGGACTTCTTTAACTTCAGGGGTGCGCCACAATCAGAGCAAGTGTCAGCCACCAATTCAGCCTCATCCAAGTCGTACCCACAGGAAGCGCAAACATGGACTTCCTCTGAACGGCAGACTTTTACCCCATCAACCTTATGCGCTTCAATTACTGTTTTCATGTTTATCCCTTATTTAAATTCTGGGCCACCAACCCAAAGCACTAAAGAGCGTCTTACCCCCCGAGTAACGGGAGTAACCCTGTGCAAAATATAAGACGGGAAAAACCACGCCCGACCTTTTTTTTGTTCTAAAGAAATTATGTCGTCTGTTTCTGTTTTTATTTGTAATTCACCACCTTCAAATTCAGATGTATCACTTAACATCAACACCATTGATAATTTACGGGGGACATTACGATCTTTTGCGGAACCATCTACGTGCCATTTATAATGAGATTGTTCATTTCCTGTATATAAACCTAGTTGTGCTGGTTCGTAAAATCCTGTTAAATCGTATTTAAAATATTTTGTATTTATTTCAGATACAACATTAGAAAATTTTTGCCAAATATGATAATTTTCTTGATTTGGCGCCCACCAACAAATATCTGTATTTCTAATGTTTTTATCTAAATTTCCATTTAAATGATCATTACCTCCAACTCTCCCTTTCGCTAATTCATGCCAAACAGGGCTGGCTAAAATTAAATTTAGGTCTTCTGGGGCTAAAAAATCATCCCAATAAGCATGAGTATCTTTCCCGGGTGAATGTCTTGGTTCTAAATTAAAAATCATTTTTGCTCCATTTGTATTGTTCTATATTTTATAAAATGGTTTCTGTCTATCTGTCTAGTTTTTAAATCCCCAAACTCGTCAGCGTATTGTCCATTTTTACGTACAAAATGAAGAAATACCTGTCCAGAGTAGTAACCTTCAGGGCCATCACATATATTACGCCAATGTTCTATATCATGTCCTTTATATAAGACCGCATCCCCCTCTGCAATATCAAAACGCTTATCGCCCATATAAATAGGCCAAGCGTAATTATGCGATCTTCCAAGTTGAACCGTGACACTTACTTCACAAGCAGGTCTATCTTTATGTGGCTTTAATTCATCCCCATTAGAATACAATCTAGCATAAGCATAAGTTGGTAGAAGTTCTTCCCCAACAGCAAACTCTAAACTAGGCCATATTCTCTCAAGCAAAGTCTCAAAAATAATTTCATGACTAACTACTGAATAAGCATTAGGTATTTGCTCATCCCCTTTTGCACAACCATAACTAACACAAGGCGCTCTAAGTAACACATTTGTTAAAAATTTACATAAATCTAAAGGCACAGCATCTTTTATATAAATAGCGCCGTACTTATTAAAACCTTCATTACTATCCACATTTAATCCTAAACGGCTGGAGTTTCTGTTGGTGGGGGAACGTTGAACTCATCAAAATCTGCCAAAGTAAATGTTAAAGATTGTCCTACCTTATCTTTATATGCATTAACAGCAACCAAATTTTGTGCTAGTGCTTCTTGTTTATCTTGAGTTTCAGCAATTGAAACTCCTGCGTGGGCTATCCTCTTTATAATTTTATTAGGGTCAGTGTCTTCAAACATAGTTGGTTGAAAAGCCATCCGTGGTTGGTCATCAATTGATTTAGTCGATTGATCTGAATTAAAAGCAACAATAATTGAATTACTTGCTTCTTCAAAATCATAAATTTTCATGGTTACAGAATTGATTGTCATTTAATTCTCCTATTAAGATGAAGGGCCTAACCGAGTACCGGTTGCTGGGTATGTAACAAATGGGTTTCCTACAATGTAAGCGCCGGGAGAGCCACCACTTCCTCCGGGCCTGCCTACTGGGCTAGGCCCCGGTGTTCCAAAACCCCCAGAAGATCCACTACCACCTCTACCACCACCTGACCCACCTGACCCACCTGTGGCTGTTGTTGGAGCGAAACCCGGGCCAATAGCGGTACCCGAGCCACCACCCCCACCAGCAGGGGATGTACCAGAACTACCATTATTTCCTATTGCTGAACCACCCGGAGTATATATTCCGGGTGTATGTGCCCCAGCAGATCCGCCAGAACCGCCATTATATCCAGCGCCGCCACCGCCACCGCCACCAGTACTAAATCTATAGTTGAAGTCTTCTGGGCTTGTAGGATAAGTCACATAGACGCCACCGCCACCGCCACCGCCACCACCACCACCGGCAAGAGTTCCGTTATTAGTGATGGTTGTAGGACGATTTACAAAAACGGCATTTCCCCCAGAAGAACCGGGATTTCCCGGAAAAGTTTGTGTAGTGCTACCATTTGTGTCGCCTCCGGATCCACCTGAACCCCCCATACCTTGAATTACACCATTATTAATAACTGTAACGGTATCTCCGGGGCTAAACGAAGAAGGAACTAAAAAAGCGTAGGAGCCTGTAGAAGTGCTACCCACAAGAACCCCCGGATTAATTGTTACTGTAATATCAGAAGTGCCGGGAGAATAGGTTGGACCACGGTTTGAATAAACGTCATAGTTATATGCATTACCAGAAATAGTAAGCGGGATAGCAACGCGGTTTGATTTATTCTGCAAATCCTGCATAGAAATAACTGTGCCAGAACCCCCCACACCTGCAAGGGTTCGCACCGCAGCATCATTCATTGTAATTAACGCAGTGGGGGAGAGATTTAACTCTGCGTTAACTTGAGAGAGGCTTATTTGTCCTGAAGGCGTAGTCATTTAATTAACCCCTCTTCAAAGCATCAACCTCGGCTTTAAGTTCGATAATTGCTGCAAAAGCCAAAGCGCATAACTTTTCATAGTCCACCGCAAGTGTGCCGTCAGGTTTGGCACGGACAGCCATTGGAAACACAGACTGTACGTCTTGAGCAATTACACCAAAATCATTTTTTTGTAAGAAGTACCCATCTTCACCACCGTGATCGTTAAGATAATCTTCAGTCCACTCAAAAGTTTTGCCTCCAATCGCCGCAACTTTTGCAAGAGCATTAGGTATACTTTGAATATTGGTCTTAAATTTACGATCTGATGTGTAAAAAGCAGTTACGTTGTTAGTGGCCCTAATTTCACCAGTAGTACCAGAGGCCGCAGTGCCCACACCAAACGACCCAAACTGTACGGAAGAAGCAGTATTAATAGCCTGTGGCGTAGATAACGTGATAGTGCCACTACCATTAGTAACAACAATTTGATTAGAAGTTCCAGTAACACCGGCTAATGTAAAGCCAGAACCATTTCCAATTAATAGTTGACCGTTCGTAGCGGCGGCGGTTACTCCGGTGCCACCAGAACCAATTGGAAGGGCAGATGCAAGAGTCAGAGAAGTTAAATGCGTAATTGCATTAACACAATCTGTGCCGTTGTTATATACAAACAATGTTTTACCGGTGGGGACAGGAATACCTGTCTGACCTGTTACTTTAATTGTGACTGTATCTGCACATCCGTTATTAACAATATATAACTTCTCAATTGCTGGGACGATAAGATCACGAGCGCCACCCGTGGTTCCAGTTAAATTTAACCGGAGATTACGAGCCGTCTGAGAAGCATTAGTATCCGTTAATGTTAGGGTCACGTTTCCACTAGCAAAGGTTACGTCAGCAGAACCAACGATAGCCTCTTCTAATGCCACCCCTAAATTGTCATTAGTGACGTTACCCCATGTCCCCGAGTTTTCCCCGGTAGCCATAAGTTGTATTTTTAATGCTGAATATGTACTTGCCATTATTTACTCCTTAAATTAAGCCGCTATGGGCAACCAATTTGGTGTTTGTACATCAACAACAGGTATCCAGTTGGGGTTCTGATTGGGGTTAATTTTACTCCAGATCAAAACTTTACCAACACGCCCTTGTCCTTGAACCCCCGTTACCGGTACAAATGCGCCACCTTCGGCCTCAGCCTGTCCTAACTGACTTGTTCCGACAACCCCTACTAAACGAACATCAACTTTTATAATTGCGATTGCTGTTCCAAGTTCCCCAGAGGCTTCAACCCCCGTCACGGGTACATTAGCCGCACCGCTTTCGTCAGTTTCTCCTAACTGACTTACCCCTTCAACTCCTACTAAATAAACATTTGCCTTACCAACTACTGTTACAGAGCCGGTTTCGCCAGTGGCTTCAACCCCGACAACCGGTATAAAGTTAATTGTTTTAGTAGTAACTTGACCAAGCGTTGCAACTAACCCAAACCCTGTTACAGGTACAAATGCGCCGCCTTCTGCTTCATCTTGCCCTAATACTCCGGTAGCAGAAACCCCTACCAAACGGACATCAACCGTTGTAACTACCGTTTCTGTACCAACTTCTCCGGTGGCTTCAACTCCTATAATTGAGGAATTAGCATCGCCAGTTACAATTTCCTGACCAAGTTCTACTTCAGCCTGAACCCCTGCTGGCTCAACCTCACCTCCAGCCGCTACCCCTACAGGATCTAAGAAAACAGTACGAACTACACCAACAGGGTATACATTTGCCCTACGGCTTTCATCAACCTGCCCAACTTGTCCGTCACCTTCGACCCCTACTGGGTATATGTTTGCAGCGGCTTTTACTGAAACAGAACCAACTTGTCCAATTGCGGTTACAGGATCTACGTTTGTCCCACGGAAATCAGCGCCCCAAGCACCACGACTCCACGGCCCAGACCCCCAGCCAATATAATTTACATCCGTACTTACTTTTAAAGAACCGACGTTCCCAGAGCCTTCAACTCCAGTAACGTAATAAGCGGACTCTTCCTCTGTCTCACCTATTTCACCGTCACCTTGTACTCCGGTTGGGTATACATTTGCTGCTAGAACAAGATCACCTACCCCGGTTTCCCCGGTACCTTCAACACCAGTGGACTGAACATTTATTCCAATACCAAGACTGACTTGACCAACTTCACCTACACCTTCAACACCTGCCGGAAACGCATTAGCGGCAGCAGATACAAGATCTTGCCCAAGTTCTACTTCAGCCTGCACACCAGCAGGTTCAACTTCTCCACCTGCGGCAACACCTACTGGGTCAAGTAATGCAGAGGCGTCTACCCCAGTAACATTTACTAGAGCATTTGGATCACCTAAACCAAAACTACCTGCTCCATATGCTCCTACACCCCATCCGGCACCACTTAAAGAACTAGGCGCTACTGGAGTTGGGGAGCCAAGAGCACCTGCACCCAGAGCACCGAAACCAAACATTTACCCACCCGCTAAGTTAGGTTGTTCTTCCCACAAACAAGTGTTTTCATTCAGCACCCAATCGCCTTCTGGTTTTGTAGGTATGAACGCATCAAGTACACGGTCATACGTGTAGCCAATACCTGCGTAATTCTTACGCAAGGGACGTCCTTCTGGGTGTTGACCGCCACGGGTGTTATAAGAGGTTTGAACCCAAGATGTTTTATCAGGCAGAGTGTCAATAAAGTCTTGTTCAGCAACAATTACTTGTTCAACAATGCCCTGTGCATTAACTCGTGCAAAGTGACTCATGCTGTGTACGTCCCTGAAGTTGTAAATGTGTGGATGGTGTATCCGCCACTACTCGTTACTGTGCCGCCAGTTCCTTTTTGTGACCCAGCATAACTAATGATTACAATACCAGAGCCACCATTACCCCCAGCCCCAGAACTTAGCCCTGTACCACCACCGCCACCGCCACTATTGGCTGTTCCAGCAGACCCTGTTCCATTAAACCCGCCGTTTCCTCCACCGCCAGTACCTCCGCTTCCAGCCCCACTAAAGTTTGCGCCACCACCGCCGCCGCCAGCGTAAGTTACGGATGTTCCAGAAATTGAAGATGCAGTTCCGTTTCCACCATTTCCAGCCGACTGTGCAGCACCTCCTGTGCTTCCACCAACGGCACCGGCGCCACCACCACCACCTCCGGTTCCATATCCTTCTCCAGTATTTGTTCCTCCATTATTTCCTTGGGAAGGAGAGGTAGACGGCGTATTTCCTGAGCCAGCCGTAGTGTTATAGTAACCGCCACCACCGCCTGAACCTCCATTAGCGCCATTGCCACCACCACCGCCACCACCGGCCGATGTAATGGTGTCAAAAACAGAGTTTCCACCACTACCACCGGGATTTCCTGAACCGGTCCCTCCTGCCCCAATTGTTACCGTGTAAGAACTTCCTTTTGAAACAGAGTAGCCGGTTGCAGTACGATAACCGCCAGCACCGCCGCCACCACCATAAGTTGTTCCACCAGCACCACCACCAGCAACAACCAAGTATTCAACATTATAAACAGGCGGCGAATAAAAGTTTTGCCATAACGAAGATGATTCGTCATACCATTCTGGGATTCCTACCGTAGTGTTGTATCTAATCATCCCAGACGCACCTGTTGGGCGTTCTTCTGTCGTTCCTACTGGGATACTAAAAGATCCAGTAGAAGGAGTTGCTGTATCGTAAGCCGCAGCCCGACCAGCAGGGTAATTAACAAAAACATTTTTTGTTCCAGCAGAAAAGTTAACTAAATTGCCGCTGTTTGAAGACGACAATACGGTTGTGCGGGAAAGGGTGGTACCAGAGGCCGTATATGTGCCAACCCCATTTTCCCACTCACCGTTAGCGTTAACAATCCCGTAATAGGTAGAGTTGCCATCTCCTACGGCGGAAAATGACTGGAACCCCGACACCGCACCAGCAAGAGTAATCGTACCCGTACCGGTTGTTGTCGAGGTTTCTTGAACCCTATCTGCGAAAACAAAGGCCATTTAAGCAATCCTAATAATTGCGTTTGATGAGTCATTGGTCGGGAAAATAATGGTGAAGTCACCGTCCGAAGCGGTTTTGTCAGCACCAAAGTCCAACACACAAACTGATGCATTGGTTAGCGTGGTATTAGCATTGCTATTTGCCGAAGGAGTGCTGTTATAAATCAGCGCACCACGAGCCGTGAAGTTGGCGTTCGTAAAGGTCTCATCGGAAAAGTCACAGAAACCCGTACCGGTGTTGGCGTTAATGTTGGTTGCCGTTACACCCGTGTTGGTTAGTGCCTGTCCACCAGCCGAATAGTTAGTGCCAGAAGTACCAACTTCGTTAGAAGATGTATATGCAGTTGTGTTTGCATCCAATGTTGCTGAAGAGGTGTACAGAGCAAGTTTGAAAACGTCTGCTCCGGTGTCCGCTGAGGGACGAAAATCGTGTACAGCCAAAAGAAGTTCGGCCTTAAACGAGGTGGTCATTGCTTGCGTGATAGCCATATTAGGCTCCTTTATTCATCTAAAAGTTTAATAAACTCAGGATGTCCTGCGTTCCTGAACTTGATAGCCAACGTCGTATGGTGCGACTTAATGGCTTCCTTCATATAAAACACCAAAACCTGACGGATTTGATCTTTAAACGCCTCTGCTTGATCTCTAATAGCAGGATGCGTTTGCGAACCTACAGAAATAATTTTGTCCAAGGCCCGTTCGGCAACTTCCTCTGGTGTAAACCCTCGGCCTTGCGTTGTAAGAACCTTGACATTTGCGCCCCCTAAAAGAAAGGCTACTTCGCTCATAGTGCTCATCGGACTGGATACCTCGCTTGTTCAGTTCTATACATATCTTGACGGTCTTTACCCTCACCAAGTTGTTTCAACATGGCAAGCGCTTCATTATAACGGGCTACGTAATTATCGTTAACGTCTTTTTCACCCTTCATAAAGGCGTAGGCTTCAAGTAACGATCCATACAAAAGTGCCGAGTCAAAGTTAGTACCAAGCCAAGTTGTACCAGAAGTCACAATAGAGGCTGGGTAGGCGTAGTAGTGCAACTCCATGTTGTAATCTGCGTCAGGAGTCGGCCCTAAAATAAAAGTGTTCTCATCAAAAATAGCATAATGAGTAGGAGCACCTGTATCGGTAGGAATTGGGAAAGCCTCCCGAATAAACTCAACATCTTTGTTCAACAGGTATTCTTGAGACCCATTAGCGTCAATCCGGGCTAGTGAAAATGTAGCGAGCCAATCTGTAGGGGTGGTTAAAAACCTATTTCCGCTTGTACAGTTACCCGTTACGTTTTCCCGAGAAACTGGGAGTTGAACACTGTTATAGATCCTCTGCTCGGCCTGACGAATAAACGTATCCACCTGATCTTTTGTAAGAAAAGATGTCGTCGTAGCCGTAGTGGTCGCGACCACCGTATCTGGGAAATTATTCTCAGCATACGCTTGAATGGTCTGAAACAGCGTTGAGTAGTTCACAACTTACCCCAATTTTTTACTAGAGTTAGTGCCTTTTGTAGCCGCCCCAGTGCCACGAGTTTTAACCGTCTGAGTGCTAGGCACATCATTTGGGTAGCCGTTATGACCAAAAGTAGCCTCGTTGCCCGTTACCGGAATACGATTTCCAGAAATATCCTGACCCGGCTTCATAGGCACAGGCTGTGCCACACGCCCAATCACTTTATCCATTATCGACCCCTTCCGGAGTTTTTATATGTAAAGGATGATACTTTTTGATTGGCTACCTTGGCTAGACCGCGACCAAGTTGCTTCATCTGGGCATTGGTTTTGCCGCCTTTAGCCATTTTTTTAACTCCGTGCATCTTAACTTCGTGACCTTTGACGGCTTTTTTAGCAACCTTTTCCATCATCGGTTTGTCTTTTGATTTGTCCATATGTGAAGGCATCTTATACTCCTTAAGTTATTGTCACTGATACTGAACCAACTTCACCCACCCCCACTAACTTGTTCGTCTGGAACGGCAACTTCAGCGGGTTACTAAATCCCACGGGGTTAAATCCCCATTCTACAATTCTACTACCCTGTGTAGGCGTCCCATAACCTTCCTCAGTTGGGCCTGCATCGGGGTTTGTTCCTAAACCACTAAGACCTGCTTGAAAATATGTTGTGTCCGGGCGTGGATCTCTTACAGCTTGGGGGTCGTACACGGGGTACATACCCAACGATAACTGCGGTTGATCCGGCTCCCAACACTCCTTACAAACCTTAATATCTATGTTTTTGGTCTTAATGACCAGCCGCCTAAGTTCTTTTAGTTTGTACCTAAAACCGCATCGGTCGCATTGCGAAATCGAATACTTGCCCGACGAAAACTTATTACCCATTAGTACCCACCACTACCGATAAACATGTTGCGCGGCACAAACCGCACGGATGCCTTTTCACGATCCTCCCCGGAAGCTAACATCCACTGTTCCTCGTAAGAGGCTTTTAACATCTCTAGCCGAGCAAGCCCTTCTGGGATCTTCATAGCGATGTAATAGGCTAAACCAGCCACCATACACGGCAGTAACCGGAAGGGTATATCTTGGGTATTTAGACCATTGCCAGCGTCTTGGATACGACGCAAACGCCAGTAGACAAAGGTGTAAACCGGGCTAGAAGCCGTGCCTTGATCCGGGGCAGGCCAGACATTTATATTAGGTAGATCGGGAACCGTGATTGCCGCCCCAGCAGTATGCGCTGCGGCAGTGGTTCCGTTTTGA